GTGTTGTAGCCGTTGCCGTACAGGTTGGTCAGAGCCGAGCCGATCTGCGATTGCAGGTCGTTCTGGGCGTTGGCTTCGATGACACCCTGGCGCGAGCCGCCATACCCACCAGCCGCGATTGCCGAGGATCCGATCCCCGGAAGCACACGGTTGTTGAAGTTGTCCGTCATGTTCTTGGACAACGCATCGCCCATCTGCGAGAGATAGGGGTTCGTGCCTTGCGAGTAGTAGGGCTGGTTGTTGCCCATCGATCCGCCAAAGGGCGTATTGCCCCCCGCGCCGCCTGCACCACCCGCAGCCTGGCCGCCAGTGCCCGGCGCAGCGTTGTTACCAGTCCCCACATTGAACGAACCGCCGCCAGCTGGCGCGCCACCACCACCGCCCGCGCCCCACGATGCAGGGCCGACAACTTGGCCGCTGTCAAAGAGCCGTTTCGTGGCCGCAGCCCAAACGGGCTCCATCGAGCTGAAGTCTGGCGTTGCCGCAACCGGGGCATTCGGGTTGTAGCCCAGGATCCCCAACATGTCTTGAGTAGTCGCCATCTTTCTCTCCTAGCCTAGAAATTTCCACGATCCGTCGCGATAGCCGTAAAAGCCAGCCCCACTTCCTGGGTTCCAATCCACGCCGTCTGCAAGCACCGTCATGCCTAGGAACGTCTTGTTCGGCTCGACGTGAAGCTCTTGGAGTTGCAAAAAAGGAAACGGCCCGAGTTGGGCCGCTTGGATGTTCAGGAGCTCCTGCTGGAGCCAGCCCGGGATTTCTTCCGGACTCGGGGGAACGTTTCTTGGGACGTACATCAGTACCTCCCCGTCACGACATAGTCCATATCCAGCGATTGGAAGCGCCAGGGCTGGTTGTCCAGGGACTGAATCCGCAATCCGATGAACCGGCCATTGGCGAACGTGTCGATCTGGCCGTAGGCACTTGCCCCGATGGTGTGGATAACCGGAGCAGACCATGCGATGGGCGATTCCATCGACATCTGACCACCTACCTGGATCTGGATCTTCGTCCCCTGGGCTCCTTGCGCACGAAACCGTACGCCGCGCACCGTCTTCACCGTGTCCGGGCTCCCCAGGGCGATTCCAGTGCGCTCAACAGAGCTTGTGTAGCTCGATCCATTGATCGTCCCCGTGATCTCCACAGCGTTGATGATCGGAGCCGATGCGCCAATCAACAGCCGCTCTTGAGCCGGGGACAGTGGGTCTTCATTCCACGCCTGAGCAGCATCCTGCCAGGCGTAGTTCTGCGATGCCCAGGTGTTCGTCGTGCCCGAGTCCAACTGACCAATCGCCCCACACGTCACATTGCGCAGGCTGCGGATACTCCATGTGTTCTCTTCCCAGTTCCAGCATGCCGCGAGGGTGCAGGCGGCCTTGCCGAGCTCAGGGAAGCAAACCCAAACTTCCTTCGTCGGCGGGTTCGCAACAACAAAGGCCCGCGTGCGGTTCACCGAGTCAATCTGTGCGAACAGCCACTTGCGCAGCCGGCCGCTGATGATCGATTGGGGGCCCTGCCCCGAGTGGATGATCACGTCACCATGGGTCAGCACCACATGCCCAACTGGCGTCTGTGCGATGCATCCACGCGCGAGAGCGCCCACAGCACCAGGCAAGCGTTGCAACTGGAAGATGTCGGCGCCACCTGTGGCCCGCATCGCATACATGCTGTTTTCCTTGTAAACAATATTCATGTCTGCAAGGGGCAACTGATCGACGAGCAATGACGGCTCTTCAGCGATCTCCAGTTCTCCAGCGTACTTTGCCTTGTTCGTCGCGTCCCAGGACGATGGCACCGCTCCAGGCACCGCAGCATCTGACCACTTGACCATGTGACGGAACCGGCTGGCTCCCTTCGTGATATCCAATGCGACCAGGAAGTTCTTGAAAGGCCGCACCGAAGCAGCACGCCACGTGCTGTCCCAACCAGGGAGAGCCAGCATCACACCAGTGCCATTCCAGTACCAAGGGATGTCTTTGCTGTTGTTCGCGACGAGAATGCCGTTCAACACCCCGCCAGTCCAGCGGTCATCTATTGCACCACTGGGGGCCGGAGAGGGCGTGATTGTTGTACGCGTCGTGCCATCGTCCGCATAGACAGCGCCAAGCCCAGCGTGGATCCAATACCTCTTGCCGCCCTGGTAGTAGGGCTGCAGCCAGTAAGGGATCGTCGCCGGCGTCGCGAACACCTGCAGTTCGCCCTTCATCCGTTCAACGCCGCCGTCGCGAAAACGCGTGTTGATGCCGTCGGACCACGCGTTTGTCGGCAACTCCTGGGGCTGCACATCCTTGTTGATGCCCAGCTTCCCGAGATCCGTGAAAGTTTGGATGCTCATAGCGTCTTGGCGTATGCGAACAGCCCCGGCAGATCTGCGGAAATGCCGAGCGCATCGGCCAGTTGCAGCACTGTCTGGCTGTCGTTCTCGATGGATTCAGCGCGCCAATCCACAAGTGCGCGGTATCTGGCGTCGTGATCAGGTATGGCATCGATAGCGGCCAGGATCGCGTCTTCCTTGATGCCTTTGAGGTCAAACAACGCAAGCAGGGCTTGGCGCTTTGTGACACGCACCCGCGCTGCATTCCTGGCCTCTTGCTCTAACCGAGCCTTGGCAGCGGCCACGTCCTGCAACTCCTCAGCGGACAACGGCACAACAGACCACTGTTGCCGCCGAACACCGTCAACAATCGCAGATTTCGCACTGATCGGCTTTTGCGTTTCAGGGTTGTATGAAGGCGTGGCAGCAGGTTCTATGAATTCATATCGTTCAAGATGCTGCGGCATCATCGTGAGCGGATGACGCTCCTGTATTTCCGCGACACTCAACGGCTCTTCATTTGTTTCTTTATCGAAATACATGTTGATCCCTTAAATCACATTTCCGAGCCGCGTCCCTGTAGCGAGCCAGGTGACGAATGAATTCCCGTCAACGTAATATCCTGCAGGCCCTCCGGTGCCAGGTGTGCTATAGGACGGTGACCCTGGCTCTGACGTGCCACTTGTGGATCCAGAAGAACCAGCCTGCCCAGATAGACCAATTGCGCCCCCATCGCCTCCTCTTCCGCCAGAAGCGGCATTTACTCCGGGTATCGAGTCATTTGATCCCTGATTACCGATGCCTCCAGTTTGCTGGTACTGGTAAACAGACGACACGAGGACATATCCACCACCAACACCTCCACCGCCGCCACGACCTATGCTGCACGAGGAATAAGCGCATATCGTTGCATCACCGCCATCACCGCCGCCGCCACCGCCGCCGAATATGGAGCCGTTATTTGCGATCGTGATCTTGCGGCGCGTGTATATGCCAGTGCCACCACGGGCATTTCGACTGCCTCCTATTCCACCTATCCGGCCACTGTTGGCTATCGAAACCGTGTTATCCGCAAAATCATTTGGTATTACCAAGGCGCCAACATCAGCGCCCGCAGAAACAATGATCGAGACATTGCCAATACCGTCCCAGCCCTTTGCCCTGGCAAGAGCAAGTATGTCAGGATTGACAGTGACGCCTGATGTGAATGTCAATGTCACATCGCGACCAGCAGTCGAACACATAAGCCAACGCGACGTCATACAGCATGCACCTCGCTGCGGAACAAGTCCCATATACCAGTCCTGCTGCAAACAAACGCGAATGTGATTATCTGGCCAGCCGTATATGTTGGGAGGCTCCCGACCGGGAGACGAACATTTGCGGAGAAAGTAATTGGGCGAACACCTCCGTTCGACTCAACACGCACCGTAACTTGATCACCCAGTTGCCGTGGAGTTGGGAAATTGAATGTGCAGGCCGCATTGATCTTCACGTGTTGAATACTGCCGTCACCTGGACTGACAGAATATGCAGATGTACCCGCCGACAATTCTGTCGATACGACCGTCTCGACAAACCAGCCAGAGGTCACAAATTTCTGCCACGCCCCGTAGTCTCCAGGCCCGCCTACTTCAGTAGGGTTTCCTCGCCGGAACACAGGTGGACCACTTATCTCGGAAAATGGAACACCCATCTGAAATATAGTGTCCCCGCCTCCGCGACTGACGATCATCTGCCCGAACGACAAATCAACACCGGCAGGGCCGCCCGTATACGTCGTGATCCGGTTGAATCCCGACGTGATGACATTCCGCAGATTCGTTGAACCCGCAAGCGTGCTCAGCCTTGGTATTACTTCCTGCGCTTGCGGGAACTGAGTTCCAGTTGCTCCCGCAGGTCCAGACAGATACGAGGTCAGCACGTTGGACCATGACGCATTCGTGCCGTTCGTTGTGATGACCTTGCCAGCGTTGCCGGCCTGCCCCGGCAGAGACGAAGACAGTGCGGTTGCATTCACAAAATCTAGGCTTGCAGCAGCACTGCCTGCAGAGCCTGTGGTCGCCGTCGCAACATTGACAACTGCACCTGTGAAGTTGTGCGTTCCGGTGTAGGTGTCGCCGGCCTTGGAGGCCTTGGTATTGATCTGCGCCTGAGCATCGCTGGTCACAGTGGCCAGATAGCCCTGGATCGTGGGCGTTAGCGGCCCCACCGTCGTGGTGTTTGGGAAAACGTGCGTACCTGACCAGGTTTGGTCAGCGATGGCTCCCTTGGTGTTGATTTGCGCCTGGATAGGCGATGTCACACCAACCAAGTAATTGATCTGCGTGGTGGAAGCCGTGATCGGACCTGTGTAGTTCGGCAGCCGCGTGGACCATTCGTTCTGCACGAAAGCTGTCGACGCCGCGCCCGTGGTGCTTGTGCCCTGGGCCAACGTAGAAACAGCGATGGGGCCACTGAAAACGTGGGGGCCGCTCCAGTTCTGTCCAGTAATCGAGCCTTTGCCATCGATCTGGTTCTGGATGGAGGACGTGACACCAACCAGGTAGTTGATCTGCACATCCGTGGCATTGATCGCGCCGGCCACGTTTGGGAACGTGGTTTTGATGACCGTCTTGGTAACGCGGATGTGGTCGTCTCCCTCAGACACCATGTCAGAGGCGAGAGGCCATGCAGTGTTCAGCTGCGGCGGATAGAGGGCGGTTTCTACAGACATCAGTACCCCCTGAAGATATTGAAGCGGCGCTTTTGGATCTGGCCGAACTCAGTGGCCAGCGGAACGAGCTTGTTGTTGCTCGCCTCTTGATTGCTGCAGCGCTGGATTGCGTCTCGAAATTTGGCGTCCCACTTCACAACGTTCTGGTCATCGAACATGAAGTCGCCTGCCTCGCAAAGCGCGCCGAACAAATACACGTCCGGGTAGTTCGTGAGGATGGTGTTGGTGGGATTGGCGTCCGACAGGTCGAACAGCTGGTGATAGCGGAACTTGATCGGGTAGATCTGGTTCGCTGGGCAGTGGAACCGGATGTTTGGGCCGTCCACAGCCCAATACAGCGGCCTGTTCGGCACGTTGTTGTAGGGCAGAGACTCCGGCAGGAACTGGTCCAGCGCCTCCTGCGGGTTGATGTCGGCAAGCCAGAGCTTGATGGGGCTTTTGAAATCTGCTGGCAGTGGAACGATGTCGCTGTTTGGCGTGGTCGCCAGCGGCACAGTCACTTCAAGATTGATGATGTCCACCAGGCTCTTGATGCGGGTCTCGGCCAGGCTGATGAAATCAGGAACCCGCGCCGTCAGGTCGGAGCGTTTGAGCCATGCAGCGACAGCCGACTGCAGTTCGCTGTACGTTGCGATGCTCATTGCTCAGCCTTCCTTGGGCGGCCACGCTTCTTCGGCTCTTGCACGTCTTCGCCAAGCGCGGAAAACCCTTCTGCGCGGGCATCGGCCTCTTCATCGTCATTCAGGACGATGCGCCACTCGCCATCAATGCCGCCCTTGCATAGACCTTTGGGGAATTCTTGGAACATGCTTCCTCCATGAAGAAGCCCCGACGAAGCGGGGCCACATGGTCAGTTGCTCAGGATCCGGCAGGCCAGCTGCGGGCGGATGGTCTTGTAGCCGTACAGCACATCGAGACGGCAAGGGAACTTGTCGTTGTTGATGTCGTACTGGCGCACGATGCGCATCGAGATACCGTCCATGACCTGACGCGACGAGAAGTCCACGCCCTGAGGCATTACCAGGTCAGCCGTGGCGAAGGCGAATGCATCCTTGTGGAAAGCCAGAGAAGGCTTGTAGATCGCCGAGGCGCCGCCGACCTTGGCCACAGCCACGCCGTTGGCGATGCCAGCAGCCACCACGTTCTGACGGCCGCCAGAGGTGTAGATGGCCGGGCTGATGTTGATGGTGCCCGCGCCGCCGGCGTAGTCGGCATTGACCACGAACTGCTGCAGCGTGCCGGTGTCTGCCTTCGATTCGGGGTGGACACGGTTCGTGCCGACGAACGTGATGATGTCGCCCTTCTTGAAAGTGGTGGAACCAGCGGCCAGCACCACCTGAGTGGAACCGTTGGCGGTCACCGCGCCGTTCACCGTGTAGCCGGTCGCTGCTGCGGCGGTGCCGGTCGTGCTGTTCTGGATCAGCGTGTTCTCGTAGAAGTCGTACCCGCCAGTGCGGCCCATCGAGCCCTCGCGGTACTGCTCCTTGATCGCTGTCGAGTCCTGGAACAGGCCCTTGAGCGCATCCACCAGATCCACGTTGTCCTGCGTGTTCAGCAGCACGCTGCGGTTGCTGTCCATCGGCGCCAGGCTGTCGTTGAGCACCTTGCGCGAGTTCATCAGCGCACGGAAATTGGCCGTGCTGCCGATGTTGTTCACGTTGTTGTAGACGTCCGACATCATGGACAGCGCATCGGCTTCGATGTTGGCCGCCAGAACCGCCATAGCGGGGTCCAGCACGCGCTTGGAGAAGTCGTCCAGGCTCAGGGTCAGGTCCACCGAGGTGAAGTTCAGATCGACGCCCTTTTGGGTGGCGACCTGCAGCGTCGTGCTGATTTCGCTGGTGTCCTGCGCCGACAGGGTCGGACCTGTGCGCACGACGTACTCGTTCGGCAGGCGGATCTTCAGCGAGTCGCCGATCTTGGCACCCGTCTTGGCGAACGAGTCGTCGTAGGTGCGGTTGATGTTGCCCACGAAGTTGAGCTTCTGGTGCAGGATCCGCAGCGCCTCACGGGTCACTGCGGTTGGGGTAAGAATGCTGTTTGCCATCTGTATCTCCGGCGCCTCTCGGCGTTAGGAATGAAGAAAAGCGGCCTTATCGGCGCGCCCTGACTTGCGAGTTCCGCCACTTGGTCCACTCTTCGACAGACATGCTGTCGGGGTCCACCGAGCCACGTGTCTTGCTCGTCGCGTTCACGCGAGTGACTGGCTTTTCTTGGACCGGAGCTTTGCGCTGTGTGGCCTGCTTCCTGGCTGTGTCGAACTGGTAAGAGCGGAACAGATCGATCACGAAATTCGGCGTGGTCACGCTCGCCAACTGCGACTCGGAGTAACCACGGCTCTTCCCGTACTCGACCAGCTTCGCTGCGAGGTCCGGACCCCAGCCAGGGATTTCGCGCTGCAGGACGGCCTTTCCTTCCTCCAGTGACCGTGCAGCTTCTTGCTGTTGCCACTGGCTGAACTGTTGCTGTCGTTGCGCGAGTGCTCCTGCAGCCTGTCCACGAATGGATTGCAGCTGCTGCATTCGCAACATGACCTTCTGCACCTGGAGCGGATCTTGTTCGTGGAGCTGCTGCAGGTTGATCTGCTGCAACTGTGCGAACTCCCGATCGATCGAGCGGATGTCCGCCACGATGTCCAGGTTTTGCTGGTCAAATTGGCGCACTTGCTCTGTGCGCTCGCGCTCGGCTTCAATTGCCTTGCGCTGGGCCGCTACCTCTTGCGTCTTGCGGGTGTAATCCGCTTGCATGAGGCGCTCGGCCTTCAGGCGTTCAATGTCGCCCTTCTTGCCACGGACCTTGAGGCCGTCTAGGTCCTCTTCAAGTTCATCCTCTTCCGCATCCGGTTGCTCGTTTTCGAGGCCTTCCGCTTCAAGTTCCTGATCTTGCTGTCCGTTTGACGCGGCGCCTGCGTCATGTTCTTGCGCCAGGGAATCCCCGGAGGGTTGTTCCTGTTCCATTACTGCTCCTGCGGTCGTTTCTCAACGATGCGCTGCCCCAATCAGGCCTTACGGCATGGCTGGTGGGGGCTGTTCACCAGGCATTAAAAAACCGCCCTGGGGCGGCTGTTGTTCTTCGCGGTGTTCAGGCGGCTCCATCGCCTGCCTGACGGTCTCCATGACCAGCATCTGTATGTCCTGTGGACTCATGGCAGGCTGCGTGAGCTTCAGACGGTTTGTGACCGCGTTGTACTCATCAATCTCCAGCTTCTTGGCATTGATCTGAGCGTTCAGCACTGCCTGGGCATCCTTGCCCTTTTCCTGCTCCAGTTGCTGCGTCAACTGCTGGATTTGCTGCTGCAGTTGGCCAACCGCCTGCTTCGCCATCTGGTCCATTTGCTGCATCTGCTGTTGCATTTGCTGAACCTGTGGGTTCTGGCCCTGCAACTGAGGCGGCAGCATCATCTTCAAGCGGGCCGCAATGTCATCAGCGCCTGGCCAATCAAGGTTCTTCACCAGCAAATCGCCAGCAACCTGCATCATTGGCGGGAACATCTTGCCCAGCTCCATCATCTGCGCCGCAGCTTCCTCGCGCTTCGTACTGTACGAAGGACCGACTTCACAGGTCACGTCGTATTTGCCCGCGGTGACATCAAACACTTTGGTCAGGCCTTGGACCGTCTCTTGCTCTTTGCCGGCCTCATACACCTTGCTTTGCTGGCTCTTGGCTGGGTCAGGGGTGAACGGCTGGTTAATCGGCACTGACTCGTTCGTGCCGTCCTCGTAGATGACACGGATCATGCGCGGCGCGTTGTAGACCTTCGGGATCAGATCCACCAGCACGCGGCCAGCATGCCGGATGGCCCTGGCCAGGTTATCGATGTAGTTGAACGTCGCAGTGTCCGACTCGCGTTGACGCTGCAGGATCGCCCGGCCCGATGTCTCATTGCTTCGAGCGCCCAAAGCCGCGTCGTAGATGCCCATCACGGCCTTCATGTCGTCCGAGGCATTCAGCGCCTCTTGCAGAGCACCAGCGGGAGGACCAGCAAATGGCTGGCGTTGTGGTGGCTGCGCCCCGTCGAACTCAATGTACGGGTGCGACACCACGTTCGCAGTTGCCCATTTCGCCTGGTCAGTGTTGAAGGCGCCCTTCGGGCCGATGAATGGCGTCTTAGGAGCAAGCGCAACAAGCTCTGTCGAAGCGGTGCGCCAGTAGTTGAACATCTGCTGCGGGTCTTTGGCCCAGCGCGTCAGGCTAATGAAGTGGCGTCGCCCTTCAACGATGACTTCATCGCCATACACCGGAATGATCGGGATGTACTTGCCAGCCCAATCGTTCGTCTCCAGGATCTCCGCGCCGCTCATGATGCGCTGCGTGACCTTGTATGTCTTCGTTGGCCGAGTCTCCACAACCTGCAGGCCTTGCGCGTCGCACAGGTCTTTGATCTTGAGGTACTCAGGCTCATAGAGCACCATGCCGTCAGAAAGCTTCAGGAGCGTCGCAGGGACCTCCTTGCGCGTCCAGTATTCAGCCACTCGCACAAGCTCGTTGTCGCGCCAGCCGTTGGGCAGATCCTGATAATCCGTCTCCCAGTTGACCTTGTCCGCACCCTTCCAGCGCTTCTTGAATGCGTCGGCGGTGAACAGCTCGGTGATGAACGCCTTGTTCCAGTCACTGGAATCTGCGCAGTTGCTGTTCTCATCGCCATAGACGGTCAGCGGGTTGACGATGCGCTCAATGAAGATGTCTTGGTCGAACTGGTCATCGCAGGCGTAATCCGTCGTGATGCGGAAATAGCCAAAACCGCCAGTCACAGCGTTGTCTAGCGCCGTGTCATAGGCAATGTCTGCGTTGGATGTGTACTCGATGTTGCGGATCAGGCCATTGAAGATCTCTGCTGTCTCACGCGTTGCACCCGAGTCCACAGGGTGAACCTTGATCGCTGGCTTGTTCTGGCGAGCGTCATTCAGCACTTGGCGGGTCATCGCTGGCAAGCGATTGATGGTCAGGCAGGGGCGCCCATCCAGCTCACGCTGACGCTTCACGCCATCCGGCCATTGCTCCCCCAGACGGGAGAACTTGACGTCATCGATCCACTGCTTGCGGTTGGTAGCCTCGGCGTCTTCAGACAGCCGGAACTCCTCAAGCGCATCAGTGAGTTCGTCTTTGTCGCTCATGTCATCCCATCCAAGAAATTACTTGCGGCGTTGCTTTGCGTTGCGCCTGCGGCTCTTCATAAGCCACGCACATCAGCCCGAATGCATCAGCACCGTGGCTCGACCAGTCGTGTTCTGGACCTAGCCCGATGCCCCGCTGCTCGTCTCGCTTTTCGTGATACCAGCCCAGCGCCTCAAGGCCTGGCTGCGTCGTGGCCTCGTTGAACCACATCGACCCGAACAGACGCCTGCCAGCCTCGATACGAGCCTTTGCAGCGCCCTTACCCTGGTTCGGCACGACAGTGACCGTGTATCCCGCCTGGCGTAGCGCGGACTCGTAGGACACGTCGTGCACCTTGTCTTGTGTCGCGCCATCGTGAGGCAGCCAGATCTGGGCCTTGTCGTAGCCGCGCTCACGCATCCAGTTCAGGTGCGATGACAGCGGCTGGCCCACTTGCTCGTAGTAATCGAGGACCCGGATCTCTTTGCCAACGAACTGGGCGATCCACATCGCAAAGGCATCAGCCCTGGCGCCTGTGCCACCGATGTCCACGAATGCTCGCAGCTTCATCAGCGGGTCGGCTGGAACGCGGCCGATGCGGCTCTGCTGCCTGGCCTCTGCGATGTGCTTGGCGAAGTACGCACCCTCGTTCAGCGTCGCGTATCCACCTTCCCAGATGTGGTCGTACTGCTCAGGCTGCATGCGCAGGCAGTCGATGCGCTCGTCTTCAAGCTCCTTAGTCAGCCATGGGTTGTCGCGCCAGTTCGCCTTCACCACGATTGCGCGGGCCGGCGTCTCTTCGCCACGAAACATCACGTCCACAGCATCAGACTTGCGGCGCGGGTTCCATGACCACCACATCTGCGAGCCTGCTGCACGCATCGTCGGACGCAGCAGGTTGATGCTCGTCTTCGTTGCGCCGTGGGCCTCTTCCCACCACGACCGCTTGAAGCCCTCCAGCGACTTGATGCTGTCGGCCGTGTAGTCGTTCATGCCCTTGAAGATGATCAGGCCGTCTCCAGGCGTCTGGATCACGTCCTTGAACACCTTGAAGCCGTCTGCTTCACCCAGCCCCAGACGATTGAGCTTTGTCTCGATCAGCAGCTTCGAGGACTGCGCCAGATCCTTCTGCACCTCACGGATGCAAACAGACCGCAGACCTTCGCCAGAATCTCCCGGCTCAGCCATGCTGTCCTCGATGAGCAGCTCAGCAAAGAAATGGCTCTTGCCACTGCCTCGGCCGCCCCATGCAGCTTTGTCACGCGCAGGCTCAAGCAGTGGCACGAACACGCGCGCCACTTGCAAGTCCAGTGTGTTCATTTGGCTGGGTCTACGATGGTCCTGCGGACCTGTTGGAACTTCACCGGCCCACCACCATCGCCTGCATGCTCAGTGCGGTTCAGCTTGGGGGCGGCGTACTCTGCGAGTTTGGCAAGCAGATCAAGGGCCTTTGCAGGGTCCGGCTTCACATCGCCTTCGCCCTCAGCAACTTGCCTCAGCCACTTCCCGACATTCGCCTCGTTGTCCTCAAGAAGCTTCTGCACAGTGGCCTTGAATTCGCGCGTCACCTTGTTCGTCGCGCCCTTTGGCTTCCCAGGGTTTCCTTTGGCGAACCTTCCCGTATTTTTCGGTTCGTCGCTCATGTCTTTCAGCCTATGTATGTGTCTGGCATGTTCCGAGGACGGAATTGCCAGTCGGCGAGGGGCCCTTGGTTCTGAAAGTTCTTCCCAACCTCACGCTGGTCAAGCCATGCATCCCGCTGCTTGCGGCACTCATCAGACAGCCGGTTCTGCTCCTTGCAGATCAGCCAGTCCAGGCGTGCGACCTCTTCCCATGCTTTGTCGCGCTGGGCTTTCAGTTGCTCAAGCGGGACGGGTTGTGTTTCAAGCATGGCGGTCTCTGTTGGGTGCAGGGCTAAGCACTCGAAGGAGGGGCAGTTGAGGGGTTAGTGCCGCCCTGCGGAAATGGTTATGCGGGCTCGTAAACCTGTTCGAAAACGTCAGGCTTGCATGGGTAATGCTCGCCAGAGGAGCCAGTGACGATCCAGTCTCCAGGGCTGACATTCATCCGGCCCTCCAGCGTTTGGATGAACTCCCTGCCGCAGCTTGAGCAGCCAGCGCCTTCAAGGGATGCGCAGTCGCATTTCTGGAGTGCCGGGTGCGCACATGGGTACTGCACCGCCTCAACGACAAGAGGTCTCTTGCGGAACTTCGGCATATGGCTCCTGGTGCACAGATTTGTGCATCGACAAATGAAAAAGCCCCGGCCATTTCTGGTCAGGGCTTTTGTGCAGTCGCGCCAAACCCGGCGCAAACCGGGTTCGTCCTATGCTGCTGCTAACGATTAGGCGAACGTTAGCACACGATTTCCGGTTTCGCAAGTGGCTTGGAGCGATTTTTCAGCATCGTTCTGCCGTCATGCACCAGAGCATCGAGCACTTCCAGCGTCACACCCATCTGTTTCGCCGCAGTCTTTGGGTTGCTGGCGTAGACGTACCACCAGCGGATGGCCTGGCGGTTCTTCTGTGGCAGGTCCGCTATCAGCTTCTCCACCTCATGCGCGTCCAGGGTGTTGCAGGTGCTGGATGGCTGGGGCTCCCGCTCTTTGAAGTAGCGCCACATTGGGTGCGTCATCCATGCGAAGCGGCCTACCCGCGTCCACTTGGCCCAGTTCTGCAGCCGCAGGTGGATCTCTTCGTGCTCGGCCTTGATCAGGTTGTAATCGACGTATGCTTTCATCAGCATGTGGGCTCCTTCTTTGCTTGCTTGTTCAGTGCTCGGTAGTGGTCACGGATGGCGATCAGTTCTTCGCGGGTCCATTTGCGGATTTCGTTGTCGGCCTCCAAGGCCTCGACTCGCTCCAGCCCGATGCGGCCGATCAGCCTGATGCGGTAGTCGATGGCATTCCCCGCGAGGAACTGGTTGTCGTGCTTTGACTGCGCGTGGCAGTTGTCCTCGCTGAACCGAAGGTGAGGCGCGGCGCCCGTGGAGCGGTAGTGGCCAGCGTCCACGGCGTTGCCAGACCAATCCAGCGGGCGGCCAGAGCTGATGCAGTCATGGCCTGCTGCCTGGTCGCGGGCGCGGATGTAGGCGTTGAAGGCCAGCTGCGCCTCCCTGGTCAGCTGCGGGATCGTCTTGATGGCCTCTTTGCGCCGGCGCGTCTCGGCCCTCTCGACCTTGGCCGCCGCACGGATCTGCTTCTGGCGCTTGCGCTCTGCCTTGGCGCCCTCGGCTTCGGCGTAGGCGTCGATGCAGTGGGGGTGTAGCTTCTGCCCTGCTTCCAGCTTGCGCTTGCAGTGGGGGCAGCGTGTGCGGCGCATCATCACAGGCCAAGCTCCTTCCACTTCGCCCAAGAGAAAGCCGGGCCAAGAAGCTCGGCAGCTATGCGCTTTCCCACCAGATCCATGAGACCGTGCGCCACCTCGTCCCTGGCCGTGAATTCGCTCACCTTGTGCTCGACCTTGATGTCTTTCCCGTTGATCTTCAACTGGACGATGAAATCGATGTCCAATCTCAAGACGTTCTTGCGAGAGTGCACAACGCAGTCGATCTGGCTGTTCTGGATGCGGACTGAGCCAAGGATCTTCTTCTCTGCCTCTGCCTCCATCTCCTTGAGAAGCCGCACGGATTCGTCAGTTGGAGCGCGGAACTCCTTGATGGTCGTGTCGTGGTAGTGCCGTTGATCACCGGCATGGATGTGCAGACGGTCAAACATTGCGCGGCTCCTGAATCTTGATGTCGTTGGTGATGGCCCATGCCATGACGAACTCGGAGAGCTCGGAGCACTCCGCCTTGGTGAGCTGACTGGTTTTTCGGAACACGATGTCAATGCCTTTGCCGTCCAGGGCTGGCAGCATCTCGATGTGTTCACCACGGCTGCGCAGCCAGGCGGCTGTGAGGAGGCGCTTCCACGTGTCCACGTCGCGCTTTGCTCCTGCCCATTCCTTCTGCTTGCTGATGTCGGAGAGCAGGGCGTGCAGCAGGCGGTTCTGCGCGTCGCTGCGCTTCTCTGGCCGCAGTTCCAGGGTGAGGCGGTGGCCGGCCATGAGCGCGGCCTTTGCGTTTGTCCAGACGTGCTTGAGGGCGCGGTGGGCCTGCTGAGGCTCCCATAGGGAGAGATTGAGGCGATCAGCCACGGTTGCCTCCCCCGGGGATTCCCAAGCCCCGTGCGCTGTCGCACTGCATTCCAGCGCGGGTCATGTCGGCCAGCTCATCCGTGGGCTTGATCCCGTACTGCAGCTCCAGTGCCAGCTGGGCGTAGTGGATGACCTTGCGCAGATCCTCGGCGCCGTTCTTTGCCTTGTGCCTGGTGGCGTACTTCACGATGTTGCCCTGAAAGAAATCAAGGTCGTTGGCGTGGATGTACTGGATTGGCTGGATGGGGCAGTCCTTGTAGT